TTCCAAGGTAGGGTTGTTGAGACCTACCGAGGCCAACGCCAAGGTTTACCAGAAGGTCATCTTAGATGACATGAAGGTCTTGAACGTTAGGTTTGCCTACAGGGTTGAGGTTCTACCATTAGCAATTGCCGCGTGTCTTGAGAGACCAGCTGAGGTCCGCAAAGTCGAGGAGTGCATTAAGTGGCTCCTCGAGGACGCTAAGGGTCACTAGGGGTGCCTTGTGCGCCGAGAGGGAGTGGACACCGCCATCGATAGGAGGGAATTCAAACTCTCTTCTGTCGAAGGCGTTGGCCGCTCCGAGGTTCTCTCGGTTACCACAGGGTACACTGGGAAAGGGAATAGAACTTGGTACTCGTTCAATTCCCCAGTCTCAACATATGAGTATCTTGTCCACAACGCCAGTCTGGTTAACGTGACTCGAGGCTTGGTCGAGCGCGTTTTCTGCGTTATGGACAAAGCGGGGAAATTAGTGCGCCCCCCGAGACCGCGTGCCGGCGCTTTCCAGAGGAAACTGGGGGAAGTTGGTCAACAGCTGAGTTCTATTGTAGGGTACTGCCACCATTGGACACGTGACGAATTCGTTGCGTCATACAATGGTCCGCGAAGGGCCTCATACGAAAGAGCTGCAGCGACCTTGGATTCCCAACCTTTGACAGTATTGGACAGTTATCTATCTACATTTGTCAAGGCTGAGAAGATCAACTCCACCACCAAGCCCGACCCACCTCCTCGTGTCATACAACCGAGGGGGCAACGATATAATATTGAGGTCGGTAGGTATTTGAAACCTCTTGAACCACGTCTTATGAAGGCCATCGATAAGTTATGGGGCAGTAAGACAGCTATCAAGGGGTATACAGTCGAGAAGGTAGGACAGATTATGGCAGAAAAAGCATCCCGATTTAAGGAGCCTGTATTTGTTGGTCTTGATGCATCCCGGTTTGACCAGCATTGCTCCAAGGAAGCACTTCAATGGGAACACAGCATTTACAATAGCATCTTTAAGTGTCCTTTGTTAGCGGAAATGTTAACCTGGCAGCTCAGCAATCGAGGTACGGCGTACACCACTGATGGAAAGGTGAAGTACACCGTCGAAGGTTGCAGGATGTCCGGTGACATGAACACATCAATGGGCAACTATCTTATTATGAGTGCATTGTGTTACCAATTCTGTAAGGATGTTGGACTTGATGCAGAACTTGCAAATTGTGGGGACGATTGCGTATTATTCCTAGAGACTGAAGATCTGGGAAAGTTATCTGCGCTACCCACATGGTTTTTAAAGATGGGTTACACAATGAAAGTGGAGGAACCTGTCTATGAGCTTGAGCAAGTTGAATTTTGCCAAATGCACCCTGTAAGAACCGCCAGAGGTTGGGTAATGGTCAGAAGGCCTGATACAGTTATGACTAAAGACTGTTGTGTGGTCCGAGGAGGCATGACGACATCGAAGTTGGGTGATTGGTTAGGAGCGCAAAGGGCGGGAGGTCTCAGCTTGGCTGGTGATGTCCCGATCCTTAATGCCTTCTATCGATGTTTCCCAGCCAAGGAGTCAGATTGTGTCTCGGATTATGCTGCACCCCACAAGTTTCAGGCCGGACAGCAGTATGGCAGCATAACATCTGAGTGTCGGTATTCCTTCTGGCTCGCGTTTGGATTGACCCCTGATGAGCAGGAGGCCATGGAACGTGAGCTTGAGCAGTTTACCTTCACTACTCGGGTCGGGGAGGCACGCGGTCCAACCGCGAGCCTGCTCGACTACTGCTGCAGATAATTGACCATTATCAACAACAAGCTATTGATGAACACTTCACAATTTGGAAGGTACGTTTATAACACAGGAGGACTTTCTAAAGTTGCCAGTGTTAGTAAGAGTGTCTACGACGCGAGCGGAGCTATATCCACAGGAACTTTCATTGCTGGTGCGATAGCGCCTGAGGCTGCAATAGTTGGAACCGCAATTGGAGTTGGATACGGAGTTTATAAGATTGGTAGTAATCTGAAGTTATGGTGAAGAGTAACAAGACCGCCAATGCTACGACTGAGCGTAGACCCAGGGTGACGATAAAGCTACGGAGGGCACGGGCACCACCTGTCCGGCCTGTGGCGAAACCCACCCGGTCAACGATTCAGAATGCTAGCTTTGGGCCTGTGGCTACTATTGACACTGCTCCAGTGTCCATTGGTAACACAGTGCAGGGTGCCAAGCCTGTGGTGGTTCAAACCAAGAACGGATGTCGGGTCAAAGGGAG